TAGAGCAGGGTACAAGAAAAAACCGACCTGTGAAAAGTGCAGCTTCAAGCCACGGTTTCCAGACCAGTTATTCGTTTTCTTTGTTGATGGTGACCGAAATAATATTCATATCTCGAATCTAAAAACAGTCTGTTCTAACTGCCAGATTGAGTTGTCTCTTGATGGTTGGAATCAGGGTGATTTACAGATTGACTTGTAAGGTCTTCTGGGACTCCCGTGACTTCGACCAACCCAAGGATTGCCTCGGCAATCTCACATAGTCGTTCAGTGGTGGTGTCGTTTTCAAGATGGATGTCCATCTTTTCACCAATCCATTCACGCTCACTTGCATGAATCTTACCGATGATACCGGGTTCCATTGCATTTGGCATTGAACCACTCTTCTCAATATTGTTCCAATCTTTGGCATCGTCGTACCAATCTGGCTCTGGACCACGCTTGACTCTAATCATCTTACCACGCATGTTATGCACAAGCTTGACTTCGTTTCGAAATCTCACATCCGGTATAACATAGTTGCCGGGGTTTTCGAGAATGAACTTCTCCATGGCTGCTGTCCAGATATTCTGTCCGAATACCTTTCGTCCAGCTTCGGTGCCCATCCATTGTAAGGCAAGTCGTGGAGAGAAGTCATCGACGCCAAGCCTCTCGGCCCACCATTCATCTACTTCCTCACGCCATTCTCGGCTTTCTTGTGTTGAACCTTCAAGCATATCACGGTCCCATTCGAAGATGGTCGCACATGCGTCTTTCAACTTGTCAGCAAAACTTACCTTAGTAAATCCATGATGCTTTACAAGATGGTCGGCAACAGTGTCTTTACCACTACCTTTGAATCCTGATATTCCTATAATCACTGCCATAGTTTCCTTTCAGTCAAGTAAATATTTACTTGGCTTATCGTATAGTTATATTATACCGTTTCCTTTGGGGTGATTTCAATATAAAACGGATAAATACAGTATGCTAATATTAGAAATACAAAATAAGTTTAGTCGTGACAACAGTGACAGTATTGAAATACCTGTCGATGATATACCTTTCTACGATGACGTGGTGAGATTCCATCTTAACGCTGATATTAACTCTCCGAAGATTGATAAAAATCGAGATACATTCCAAACACCTCCACCAAGGTATGAACGAATCTTACGAATGAAGTATACACATAGGTTATCATGGAGACAGATAGGGCAGAAGTTAGGTGGCGTTGATGGACAACCTATAACCGGCGATGGCGTCAAAGAATCAACTAAAAACTCTAATATCAAGTTCTACAAAAGAGTAAAATCAAAATATCTGTTTTATGATAGATAGCCATCGTGAATAAATAACAGAAAGAGGAAACACATCTATGGCCGATATAAACACCCTTCGTCAAAATGTTCATGATTACGTCTATACTATGCTTGGTGGAGACATGGTTGATGTAGAACTTGATGCAAGACACTACGACACCGCACTGGACCGTGCCCTACGCATCTTCCGTCAAAGAGCAAACAACGGCATGGAAGAAAGCTATGGTTTCCTTGCGTTGGTCAAAGGCCAACAAGAATACACCCTCGATTCAAACATCATGGAAGTCCGACAGGTCTTTCGTCGTAGCGTTGGCTCTGGTGCCAGTGCTGGCTCCACACAGTTCGAGCCATTCGAAGCTGCATTCACTAACACATATTTGCTACAAGCTGGACGCCTTGGTGGGTTGGCATCATATGAAATGTATTCTGGTTACCAAGAGCTATCAGCACGTATGTTTGGTGGCTACATGAACTTTACATGGGAACCGGTAGGTAAGAAGCTTACCATGATTAGAAATATCAAAGGTGATGGAGAAACCGTTTTGTTGTGGCTATACAATAACAAGCCAGACGCCACACTTCTTCAAGACTATATGATTTTACCATGGATTGAGAAATACACATTGGGCACAGCCAAGATGATGCTCGGTGAAGCTCGTGGTAAGTTCTCTACGATTGTTGGACCGGGTGGTGGCACCACATTGAATGGTGATTCACTAAAGGCCGAAGGTATGCAGATTATCGAAGAGTGCATGGAATCAATCAACCAGTTTGAAGTTGGTAATGACCCATGGTTTTGGATTCAAGGTTAGTATGTCGTCGAACCTACTAACGTCACCGGTTTTACCATCCCACTTCCAATGGTCTTCCGCAATCTCTTCATCTAAGCAATACACTGAACACACGTTCCCAACACTTTTCATACATCCTTCTACTTATGCAAGGAACAGTTCGTGCATCCTCGTTTGGATGGCGTAGATAATGCGTCCCAAAACTTCTGCTTATCTTTGTTCATTATTCTACGGGCACCCACCCTGAGAAGTCAAGGGAGATTGGGTCACAACTTGCCTCACAATATTCTTGAGCTTTGTGGTCTTGCATCACCGACATACCGCATGAATGTCTGACACCACAGTTAGTGCATTTTCGTTCGGCCACTGGTATCAATCTCAGTGTGTCCCAAAACTCCTGTTTATTCTTATCCATTCTTGATCCACTCCCAATGTGAATGGTTCAATAGCTTCCAAAACTCTTTTTTGCTATCATCCATCGTTGTATCTTTCCCGTCCTTCATCCAAGAAGTGCTTACCATCCCAAAACCACAGGTCTTCTTTTACGTCTGGGCCTTCTTTCCGAACATGTTTTTCCAGCACTAATGGTACATCTAGAATAACCAATGCTTTCACACCACTCCCCATGCCCACAGTTCCTACATCCTCGTATTAGCGGTGGCTTCGATAAGACTTTCCAGAAAACTTCCTTGTCCATGGTTTAGTATGCCTTGAGTAATATAGTATCAGCATTGATGCGGCCTGTCAATTTTATATCGACAGCTTTGATTTCGTCAAGGAACGTGCGAAGTTTGACCTTACCAGCTTTACCGAACTCTTTCAACTGGTCGGCTGGCTTACGCAGGGTCTTGGCCACGCTGTTCTTTTCATCGAACCCAACGATAGTCGTGCCTTTTACGCTAAGCTGTGCTGCTGTTGGGTCGGCCTTGTAGATTCCCAGTTTACGCGTTTTCGAGTTATAGACCCATAGTGCCGTGGCACCCACGATGTCTGATGGCTTGATACTGACCAACTTCAAGTCTTTGTCTTCTTTCTGATACTTGACCTTGGCCACAAGCTTCTGTGCTGATGGAGCCTTCTTTGTGCGGGTCTTACGATTGACTTGCTTGAACTTATGATATGCTTTCAATCCTTCGAGTAAGTTCTCATAGAACGTAATCACTCGTTTGATGTCGGCTTTCTTGAAATGCGAATAACCCTCTTTCAAATCTTCGTCGGCGTTCTTGTCGTTCAATAGTTTTATCTCGGCGAGCTTTGGCTCATAGTATTCAATGATTTTGTTTATGTGAGCTTGTGCAATCTCGTTCGACTTCAACCAAGCAACCGCATCTGGTGCCACATACTTTGGGTCGGTCTGAACATTGTCGTCCCAGTCTTCCATTTCAGCTATGATATTAGAAAGCTGCTCACGCATTCGGTCTTGAATGGTGGGTTGATATCCTTTCTTCTTTTCGACTTTTTTCTTCACCGCCTTGATGGTTTTACCGTGTTCGATAAGCGAGCTTATTCTATTACGTAACCAATCAGCTTCACTGTTTGGCATACCCTGTAAAAGCATGGTGGCTAATGCAACTGTTGCGGTCGATAGTTTGGCATCAGGGCAAGCCTTTACTGCTTTGATATCGGCGGCAGAATACTTTTCCTTTTGCATCCATTCATGTAGGTTCTTTTTGAGGTCAGATATGTCATGGAAATAGTTGTACCAATTGTAGCCGTAAGCCTTTTGCTTACGTAGCTGTTCTGCGTCCCATGTGTCTGCCCCTTCCCACTCTGGTTCAAACCCGAGATACTTCGTATCAACGAACTTCGGGGAACGAGGGGTTTTTGATTTTTTGCGTGTTGTTTTTAGTGCTGATTTGGCCATATTATATTTTTCCTTTATGCACTATATATTACCACCTCAGAAAAACCATGTCAATTTGTTTGTTTTTTGGTCCTTTTCTGCATAAACCTCATTGGTAAAGCAATCCCTGACCCTCACTACGCGGCTATGATGTGCCACTATTTTTAGGTCTGTCTCATAACAAGCGTCATATACTTCCGCGAAAGTTCCAGACCCATCATGATACGCGTCGATGACCTTCTTCATTTTTAGAAGGCGGGGGTTACTAGATAAGACTTCCCAAAACTCTTGCTTATCCACCGGGAACCCCACCGACCAATGACGCCCAGAACGCAGTCTTTTGTAGGTCAGACTCGAACTCTGGATAAACAACATCCAGTGCATGTATCCCTTACGAGATTTGCTACGCACAAGAGAACGCATTTCATCCGCTGACATGCGATAGGGTTTGACGGTGAGTTTCTTACCACGCCGTCCATAGACTGCGATGTAGTTCTCGTCACCCAATCGCAACACAGAATAAACCTTGTCGTGGACACCAGAGCGGCACCATCCGATAAAATCATAAGTGAAATCGTATTCCATCATCTTTTTTGCTCCCATTGCGTTACGGATGTCTGTGCCCATTTATATCTCGCACCCACTGACCGACCATGTGGATAAGCATGGATTTCACCCTCTTGCGTACAATAACCACATTTATCCATATTATAAGTATAGGGGTCATAATGTTTGCAGTTGGCGCAGTTGCGATTTTCCCACGGTGTTGTGGATAGTGCATCCCAAAACTCTTTTTTATTCATAGGATTTTCCATCCCATTCCCAAGTCCATTTTTTGACAACCTGTTCTACTTCGGCATCAGTCATGTCACCAAGGTCTTTACCTTCTGGTAACATAACAGCCTCGTGTCCAAGCTCAGCAAGCTCACGCCCAGCCTTATTACCATCACAAACAACGACAACATGGCGGCTGGTGGCATTCAACCATGGCTGTAGGTTCTTTACATCGTTGCTGAGAGCCGCTACGCAGGGCAAGGAGAGGTTATGTAGGCGTACAGCGTCAAACACCCCCTCAACAACGAACAACACGTCTGAGCGGTAGTTATACGTCTCTAAGCCCCATACTGCGGTGTCAAAGAACTTTCTGTCTCGGCGCGGCGACCATGGATAAGAACGTCCGAACATCAAGTTCAACGGCCATACTTTCTGATACCATTTGTAATCGCCTTCTTTTGCGTCCTGTAGGCCACCGAACTTCGAGACATAGGTGAAGTATCGACTGTGGCGTGGGTCGTTGTCCAGTGTCTTATCGGCGGCTGGTCGATACTGTTGATAGCCGACTACCTTCCCCGACAAGTTGAACAGCATGAAGTTGGCTGTCTCATCGTCGTAGGTAAAGCGATATCGCGAAGGGTCAAGGTGACGCTCTTCGGTCAGGTGTTTGAAAACTGCTTCTCGTCTCTTTTCATATTTACTAGTCATCACGTTCCATCCCACACCCACGAATCGTTCAATCCTTTGACGCCAAAGTTATTCCACACGTATGTATGGCAGTTTGTTGTAGCACCTATGCGGCACCCACCGGACTTCCACTTTCTATTACGTTTCTCAAATACACAGTTGTCACATTTTTTCACTGAGGGTTCGGTCAACGCTTTCCAGAACTCTTCTTTATTACTCATCGTGTTTCTCCGTCCCACTCCCAAAAATCCCTAAGAAATTTGTCAGTGACGCTAAACTCATGTAATACGTATGTCTGGCAGCTTGCTGGTGAACTCAGCGTACAACTTTTGAACCTATTCTTGAACCCAAGGCGACTAAAACTACAGTTACTACACCGTTTCACTGGGGGTTCGACCAACGCTTTCCAGAACTCTTCTTTACTCAGATTCGTCGTCATTTACTTCACCATCCCATTCCCACGGTGTGTGTTTGTCGTTGATGTCTAACACGACGCATATAGACAATGCACCACACGCCTCTCCGTCACTTAGACGGTTCTTGCAGTTCCAACATCCCCGTTCAGCAGGGCTGGTCAATGCCTTCCAGAAGTTCTTCTTGTCCTTATCCATAACCCATCATAATATATAACACAAGATAAATCAATACATAAATATCATATGCAGAACTTTTGCGGCAGTCCTTGGTTCCACGTCAAGATTAGCGTTGATGGTAGATTTCACGAATGTAGGTGGAGCAGAAGCCAACCAACGGACTACAATATAAAAACTCACTCCATTACTGATTTCATGAACTCACCCCACATGAGGGAGTTGCGGGTGGGCATGACACAAGACAAAAAGTTTGACGGGTGTTCTGCCTGTCATAAAATGGAGGCTTTTAGTAAGATAAGCGGTAGAGAAAAACAAAACCTAAAGCTAGGCATCTACGGAGACGTTTCAAAGACCATACCAAGTAGTAGATTCTATAACGATTTCAAACACTCACAAGACAACGATGGTTTCACCTCTCGCGAACCAATGGATTTACAACTTGATTTGGGCAATATTTGCAACAGTGCTTGTATATTTTGCAGTCCAGAATCTAGCTCTACGTTGGGTAAGGAATGGGAGAAACTAAACTTCATTGAAAAGTCTAAGGTTACGGGATGGACAGATGATGCCACGGTGCAAAAGTTCTGTGATGAAATCTCAACCCTAAACATCAAATATATCCACTTTATCGGTGGGGAGACTTTGTTGATTCCCGGTTTCTTGAAAATACTACAATCGCTCGACAAGAACACGACCGTGGGTTTCACGGTCAATGCCACAGTATGGAAAGATGAGGTCATCGAAGAACTGGAAAAGTTCGACAATGTGCATCTTGGTATATCAGTCGAATGCTTTCATAAAGTAAATGATTTCTTACGTTACCCATCAAAGATTTCAAACGTCGAGCGGAACATCCAAAGATGGATGCAAGTCAACGATGAATGGACCATATCTTTACGGACAACCCCCACCGTTTTTTCTATTCCTTACTTGTATACAGTTTATACTTTTGCATTGGAGAATGATGTATTCGTAGAGAGTTGCAACTTTTTAGAGCAACCTGAGTTTCTAAGACCTACTATCCTGGCAAAACCACAACGAGAAGAATCTATTCAAAGGCTACAAGAGGTAGCAGACAGTATAGAAACAATAAACCAATCACCAAACTCAAACATTCGCGACAAGAATAACGTAAAAGCCATTTTGAAACACGACATCGAAAGCTATGTGAAATATCTTAGTGAAGCGGATTCTGAATCGTTTCGTGTACCAGAAATGAAACGATTTGTCGAAACGATTGGCCGATCAAGAAACATGGACATAAGAGATTATTTTGAACACTATGACAAATATTTCGGACTATAATCCATCGACTACTTCAATCTCAGTGAACGTAAAATACGAAGAGATTGGTGGTATCAAGTATCGCATCACAGGGACCGGCACACAGAACATTTTGGAGCCTGTGGTAATACGTATCGACATACTTGATAAGGATTACCATGCACCCGAATCTGCAATCCTCGTGACCAGCATTACAATAGACGACATAGAGCTAGTGCCCAGTTATATTCAATACTTCGATTATGATAATGACCACGATTATAAAGACCCAACAACATATCTCGGGTTCAATGGTTCTTGGATATTAGACACGAAGATTCCATTCTATAGGTGGTATCATACGGCTAGTGGTTACGGCTGGATGTTTGAATAACAAAAAACGGGACCATTTCTGGCCCCGCTCTTCGCGTCTTATATTGTACTTCCTCACACATGATGCGTGTGGGTTCAGTGTATATGATTATACAGGGGGGATTTCAGATTGTCAATAGGATTTTTGAAAAACATTCGTAGTTTATTCTGGACACGTTCGATGTCACCCAACTTCCCGGTTTTGGCCAGCCTTCGGGATACACATAAGTGAACTCGGTCTTGGGAAATAGTTCATGTATTTTGTTCAGTTGGTATATCCAGAACTTAGGGTCAACGGCTTTGGCATCCCTTTCGTTGTAGTTATCCGTGCCTTTATATACGTTGTTGTGTTGATTCCAAGGGCTGTACATATCAAACCCCATTATAAAGATGCGACTGGGAGATTTCCCACAAGCTGCCAATAGAGCATACGTTCCAGAACCCCAGTTCATTGGTTGATCCTCTTTCTTGTCGCCTTTATACGGAAGGTCTGGGAAATATTTTACATAAGGATAGCTATGGAACTTCGAACGCCATTCCTGTCTGGTATAAACATTCGACCCACTATCGACAATCTCTTCTACCATAGCCTTGTCACATGCAAACACATGTTTCGGTGTATAGTCTCGCACAATAGCATTGCACCCATAGGTGATGTGGTTATCAAGCTCTGACAACCTAAAACCCCGTCTGGTTTCTCCGTTACCTATGACAACCACATGCCTACTCATGTCTTTATTTACCCCCTACCTTGAATAAATACTATCAAAGTAGGAGAAGTACGATTCCAAGAATATCATTATGGCAAGAGGGCAGACACTCACACGATTACAAGTTTTTTGACCGTAACGTGAGTGAGCAGTTTACCATCGGTGCCACAACCATGTATGTGCATAAGCTTCT